GCCAGAAACCAGGAAGCAAGCAATGAACAAAAAGCAATTCAGGAAGCACAATCTAGAAATTTAATCCATCCAGTAACGAAGGAAGTGGTTAAACCACTAAATAATGTTAACACAGATATAAAAGAAAGAGTTAGGTCTTTTGCTAAACAATATGGGTGGGACTCAGGACAAGAATGGAACGCACTAGAGGAGTTAATTCACAGAGAAAGTTCTTGGAATCCAGATGCAGTTGAACCAAATAGTAAGGCATTTGGGTTATTCCAAATATTGCCATCGGCACATCCAGAAATGGTTGGGGCACCCATAGATAAACAAATACAATGGGGTCTTAATTATATAAAAAATAAAACTTATTATGACAGGACAACTGGAACCAATAAACCATTATACGAGAATCCTTCTGGTGCCCTTTCTTATCACAATACTCATAATTCATATTGATGGAAAAAACAGAACTAATTTCATTATTGGAAAAAGCTAAACAGGCTCAATTATTATCGGTTGCGAATGCAGCAAAACATGACTTATATTTTTTAGCAAACGAGATTCTTAATTACACCTTAATGACCGAAAGGGTACACCGACCACTGACAGCCACTCTATCTAGTTTGGTTAACCAACCTGATGAATATATAGAGCAGATACCGACAGAGAACTTTGATTTGACAGACGAGGATGCCAGGGATATGAATATATTCAGGAACGACTTAACGATAGAAGATCTAAGGAAAAAATTTAGATTAATCCTAATGCCTCGTGGGACATTTAAATCTACCATTTCTACAATCTCTTTCCCCTTACAACTATTATTGGTCAACCCCGATGTTCGTATTTTAATAGATTCTGAGACTTTCGATAAGTCTAGGGCGTTTATGTCAGAGATTCGTGGTCACATGGAGTCTAACGATAAATATAGAGAACTGTTCAAGTGTGTTCACGGTGAATACCCAGATGCCAGAAAAGGGACGGAGAAATGGGGAGATACTGAGATGAACGTTTCCGTTAGAAGGAAAAAGGCAAAAGAGCCAAATCTTTCTTGTTCTGGTGTCGGAGTAACTAAAGTGGGGATGCACTATGATTTTATTATATCTGACGATTTACATTCAGAGAAAAACGTAACTAATAAGGAACAGATTCAACAGGTAATAGATCATTATAAATTAAACCTTTCTCTACTTGAGCCAGACGGTGCCATGATTGTTATCGGAACCAGGTGGGATTATCTAGATTTATATCAATACATCATCGACAATGAACTACATCGTTTTTGTGTCTATGCTCAACAAGCTAAAAAACACGATGGTTCTCTCTTATTCCCAGAAAGGCTAACGGAGCAGTTTCTTGATGACCAGAGAAAATCACAGGGAACCGGCATCTATTCTATGCAGTATCAGAACAAACCCGTAGATGATTTGACAGCTACTTTTAAAAATTCTCAAATGAATAAAGTGGACGATGATTTTATAAAGGGAAGACCAATAAACTGGTTCTTGCTCGTTGACCCCGCTATATCCCAAGAAGCGACAGCTGACGACACCGCTTTTGTGGTGGCTGGATTAGATCAACAAAGAAACATTTACGTTAAGCATATTCTGTTTGGTAAGTTTATGCCATCAGAGATAGTCGATAATATTTTTATATTATATGAAAGATACCAACCCAAAGCGATTGGCTTAGAAACCGTTGCTTTCCAAAAAACACTACAGTACGCATTAAACGATAAAATGGCAGAACGGGGATGGTGGTTACCCCTTAAAGAGTTAAAGAGAAAGAGCACCCAAAGCAAAGATCAACGCATTAGAGGTCTTCAGCCTTTCTATGAGTTTGGGCACGTTTTCCATCTTAAAAATTGTCCTGGAATAGACGAACTAGAGTACCAACTCATACACTTCCCAAAAGGTAGAAAAGATGATATAATAGATGCACTGGCTGATGTATTAGAAATAGGCTATCCTCCAGACAATAGAAAAGCAAGGAATAGCGAAGAGGCCACAAAAAGAAGAGAAAAAATGTCTAGAATATTAACTAAGCCCAAAAGCAGAGTAACGGGTTGGTAGGGGTAACATGGCAAAAAGTATAAAAAAAGAAGAAGAAAAAGTAGAAGAAATTCAGGGGATGGATAACCAATATACTCCTGATGAAGAAGACAAAAAGATTCTATTTAGGGTCTATGACAGATTTACCAAGATGCGTAATTCCGAATCAAGGCAGAACTACGAAATTGATATGGAGGCTGCTGATAAGGATTATAAGGGGTGGATGCCAGCAGTAGACGAAGACGACTATCGTTCAAACATAAACAAACCAATAGGCTTTTCTTTAATTGAAACAATGGTTCAGGAAACCATAGAACGAAAACCTAGACCAAAAGCCACTCAAAGAGCATCTACGGATGCTGCTGCCACTCTGTTCACAAACGATGTCTTAGATTTTTCTTTTGATGTTGGCAATTTTGATTTACAACATCTCCTGGCCAAAAAAGAGGCCTATAAAAGGGGAACAGGATTTTTACTAGAATATTATCGTTATGATACTCGAGTTGTAGAAAACCTAGATTTAAAGAAAAAGGATGGAGAAGTATATGAAAACTGGAAGAAGAGCCTTAAGATAGACTATGACGATCTATATAGTGAATATGTTCCTGGTCAGTGGATCTATGTAGACCCTGCGGCCAACCACATTTCTAAGGCAAAAGATGCAATAAGAAGAGAAATTCTGAACATCGAGGAGTTCTATCGAGTCTATGGGGGGAAGAGAGGATTCAAGGACGTTGAAAAAGTCCGTGGAGGAGGAGACGAATCTTGGCCTACATATTATACTCCACCAGAAGGGATGGAAGAGAATACGGTTGAAGTCCTCCATTACTGGAATAGAGCTATTGACAGATATGATGTAGTATGTTCTGGTATAGTAATTAGACGTGGACCTAACCCAAATCCTCACAAAGAACTACCGATTGTCCCCTTATACTGTTACAAAGACCCTGACGAGTTCTATGGCATGGGTATTCCTAAGATTATTCGATCATTAGTAGAAGAACGAAACACAATTGCTAATTTAAGGACAGAAGCGACCAAAATGGGTCTTTCTAAGATGTTTTTCTATGACGATATGATAGAAATTGACGATATTGACCTAATCCCAAGACCTCATGGCGGGATTCCGATAAATACTAATGGAAGACCAATAAATCAGGTCATCAGTTGGCTTGATTATGACAATATTCCACGCTCAAGTTATCAAGAAGAAGAAATTTTAATTGAAGACATCCGCAGAACAACGGGAATTGATGATAGAGTACAGGGAATGAATGTTGGTGGTACTGCCACTGAAGCAGCAATCCTCAAAGAAGCCACTATGAGACGTATAAATTCTCAAAATATCATGAATGAGATGGACGGATTGGTCAGATTAGGTAAATTAAGGCTAGAAAACATCAAATTTTTCTATTCTATCCCTAAATTCAAGCAAATAGTTGGAGATGACGACTCGAAATCCATAAAAGAAGAATATCGAAATATTACCGTTAAGGGAAAACAATATCAGCTTAATTCTAAGGGTGAATTAGTTGTTGAGGAAACTGAAGGTATATTTGGCTTCAAATTAGACAAATCTATGATGAAGTTCTTAGATAATGACTATGACATCACCGTAGAAGCAGATTCTCAGTATGTGGTCTCAAAGCCTCTATATCAGTCAAAAATAACTGAAATGATTGATCGGTTGACCGCTAATCCAATATTGTTGAACGAAATAGACCCAAGAAAGTTAGCCAAGAGATATTTACAGATTAACGATGAAGATCCAAGAGATTGGTTAGCCGTTAAACTAGACCGAGAAGATGCTGAGTTTTTAGCTCAACAAGAAAACGAGGTTATGTCAGCTGGTTATCCGATACCTCCAACCAAGGGGGCCACTCAAGAACATACGGATGTTCACCTATTCTTTGTACAGGGGCCAATGTTTAACCAACTAGACGATGTTTTACAGGCAATCGTTGAAAATCATATCAAAGGAGAGGCTACTGGAATGGGAGTACCTATGGGAGAACCCGGTCAACAGGGAGCACAGAATCCAGGCTCACAGTTACCAGACCCCAGCCTTAATGCCGCAGACGTAACGCCCAATGGACCAGAAGGAGGAGCACAATAATGGAAAGACAACCATGTGAAATTTATAGCAGGATAGTTGGATATTATAGTCCTACAAACACTTGGAGTGATGCAAAAAAAGAAGAATTTGGAGATAGAGTATTATTTAACCTAAAGGAAAAAAATGAAAATAACGAAAAAGGTACTATCGGGTGATGAACGAGACCGACTTCATGATTTTTATGAGGGAGAATCGTGGACAGTTCTAAAGAAACTTCTTAATAATGACGAACTCAATATTATGAAGACTGGCATGATGGCAAATTTTGACCAAGAGTTTTATGTTAATAAAGGTCAGTTGCTACATATCGAGAGGCTTAAGGCAGAACTGGGTAGAATACACAAAGAAGTAGAAACTAACAAGAAAGGGACAAATGCCACCAACAAGTAAAAAACAAGCAGGCTTCATGGGAATGATTGCTGGAGGAAAGAAAAAAGTTAAAGGACTCTCTAAGGGAACCGCTAAAGAATTTCTTAGGGGTCATAAAACAAAAAGTTTGCCAAAAAAATCTGGCAGAAAATAATAGGAGTTGACAATGTTGGGTGAAGGTGGTAGAATAACAAAGATGAGTGATGCTACTTCTGACAGCATTGGTCCTAGGTGTGAAAAAATTCTATCATATATAATTGAAAACAACCAAAAGATAGAAATAAGAAAAAGTGGGAGCATAACCTTTCACTTTAGCGACAGAACCTTAAAAGTAGAAGAAAAATCATTTAAAGAATTATAGTGTATCTGAATAAACAGGCATTGATGTTCAGGGGATTGACTCCATCTCTCTCCTCTGAACTTTGATGCCTATTTTATTAACCTAACCAAACTGCCCCTGAAAACAGGGTCGGAAGAAAGGATCAAATGGCACTAGAAGAAATAATGGCTGAAACGACTGAGGATAAACCCGAAGAAGACAAACAGCTAACGGAAACTCCCGAAAAGACTGAGGGAGAACAAACCGAAGAAAAAAAAGAAGACAGTCAAGAGGAGGCGTTTACTGGGAAACTTAATCAGTTCACTGCTAAAAGTGCAGATGAATACATTAAGAAGATAGAGGACGCTTATCTCAACAGCTCAACTGAGGGGCAAAGATTAAACAGGGACCTGAAAGAGAAACAATCAGAGATGGATGTTATCTCTAAGGTTATCAACGCAGATCCAAGTTTAAAAGCTGCCTTTGCTGATAAACTGTATGGTGCTGGATATGACAACGATGACTCTGGGTTTACCCCAGCTCAAGTTGCCGTAATTAAGCAAGCCGTACAAGAAGCTGTAGGAAATGTCCCAGCAATCAAGAATATTGATGCTGACAGAACTGAAAAAGACCGAGAGGTTTATACTAAGTTCTTGCAAGGACATCCAGAATTAAACACCAATCCGCAGATGGTGGCGGAACTAGAAGAATACTTCGGGGTTATTGCTAACGCAACGGCTCAGAAGGGTGAATTGGTAAATTTTGAAAAGACTTTAGCTAAGGCTTGGAACGTAGTTTCTGGAGGAGATAGCCTAGATACAGCCAAAAAGATTTATCAAAAAGATGCTGCTTCTATGGCTAGTACAGCGTCAGAAGGGAACTCAAAGTCTCCCAGGTCTCTATCCCCACAGGAAAAAAGACTTGCTGAGGCATTCGGTTTATCTGACAAGGACTACCTTGAAGGGCAAGAATTAGTAAAAAAATCTAAAGAATAATTTCTCGTAATGAAAACCTATGAAGATAGATAAGATTATTGAGGACAATTAAAGGAGAAAAATTATGTACGGTGCTAAATATGTAGGAAGACTTGATGGCGGAGCAGTTCCAGTAGGGACTTATGTCGCTAAATCTTCTGAAGCAATCGCAAAAGGAGACTGGCTATCAATCGATACTGCTGGTCTAGTCGATGTTGCTGGTGCTGATGAACTACTTTTAGGAGTAGCAAATCAAACAGTAACAGGAGACGGTACAAAGACAGTAGAAGTCATCTTGGCATTGCCTGGAACCAAGTTCGTTATGGACAATGACAATGTTGGAGAGACTTTCGCAGTCGGAGACCAAGGAGAATTTCATGCAATCACAGGTGCAACTGGCGTACAGCAAGTTGATACCAACTCTGATGCTGAAGCTCCATCAAACACAGTGAACCAATTACTGTGTTTAGAGTATAACCCTCAAGGTTATCTTGGTGGGATATATGACGCAGATACATCTATCGGTCTATACACACCAGTAGGAACATACTTCGTTTCTAACTACACAGAATAATCAGAATATTAACATTAAAACTTAGGAGGCAATTGTGAGTGTAATGTCACGAGCCAACTTTGCTGACCTACTGGATCCAGCGTTTAGAAAAATCGTTACAGATGCCGATAAAGAATTAGACTATAAATACTCTCAAGTATTCAACGTCTTCAACTCTTCAAGAAACATCGAAAAAGATAGTTCTATCTCTGGTCTAGGGGTCCTAGCAGAAAAACCTGAGGGGAATACGATGGCCGAAGATTCTGTCATACAAGGCTATGACACAACCTATACGCATAAAACGTATGCCCTCAAAACATCAATCACCAAAGAAATGGTGGCTGATGACCAATACAGACAAATTGAAACAAGAGCTAAAGGCTTAGCTACAGCTGGTCATCGATCAGTTGAACAAGCTGGTGCCGATGTCTTCAACTACGCTTTCACCAGCGGTGGTGGCGGAAAATCTAAATTCCAAACTGGAGGCGATGCTGTTGCTCTTTGCTCAGCTTCTCATCCTAGAAGTGATGGTGGTACTGTAATCAGTAACACAACCACAGCGGACTTAGCAGAAGACTCTATCGAAGCAGCTTTGCTCAAAATGAGAGAGACGCTTGACGACAGAGGTCAATTGATGCTTATTAGTCCTGACACTTTAATAATTCCACCTGCTCTAGAGAAAGAAGCACACATTCTTCTTAACACCACTCTACGAACAGGTACTGCTAACAATGACATCAACCCATATAAGGGAAGATTAAGTGTAGTAGTATGGGATTTCTTGAGTGCTGCAGCTGGCGGTTCAGACACAGCCTGGTTTGTCCTTGATAAAGGGGCACATGGCCTGAACTGGTTCTGGAGACAGAAACCTGAATTAGAAAGAAATATCGACTTTGATACTAAGAACATTGAATATTCACTTGACGCACGTTGGTCAAATGGATTCTCCGGCTGGAGAGGTGTTTACGGTTCTAAGGGCGACAATAGCTAAAATTAACTAATGGGATGAGGGTTTCGACCCTCTCCCGACCTTTCGAGGAGATTTATGAAAGAAACAACTAAATGGTACCAAAGGCACGCCTTTGGATCAGCATGGGACAAGAACATCTGTAAACTGTCTTTTGGATATACCCATACCTTTAAGAAAGTTGCAGCTGGTACTGACACGGCTGTTCATGCAGCAATGGCAGGGAGTACAGAGAACCAAACCATCACTACTGGATTTACCGATCCAGATGTGCCAAGAGTATTAACAGTAAAGCCAAGTGGAACTGCTGGTGCGATTGGAACTGGACTGGTCATTATTAGTGGTACTAATATAGAAGGTGCAGACATCACCGACAACTTTAGATTAGTTGACGGCAACACTACAGCTATCACAGGTAAAAAAGCGTTTAAGACGGTAACGTCTGTTCGTATTCCTGTTATGGATGCAGTTGGTGCGAGCGTCTCTATTGGTACAGCCAATATCCTTGGCATTAACCACAGACTGTATGACAAAAATACAACCTGTAAAATTGTCCAAGATACGGGAGCCGCTGCTGGGAGAACCTCTCAAGCGGTACCAACCATTACTGATGCAGACGAACAATATATCGAGAAGAATCTTGTTACTCCTGCAACAACCCCAGATGGTACTACATTTTTGACTATCTATTACATCTATGACACATGGTCATTAAACGATGAAAATGATGAGCCGAAATATGTAATATCAACCAGTACTTCGTCAACATCGTCTTCGACTTCAACGTCATCGATTACGACAAGTACGTCTAGTACATCTAGTTCTACAAGTTCAACTTCTATTTCGACTAGTTCGACTTCAAGTTCAACGAGTTCAACCAGCACGTCTACGACAACTGTTCCGTAAAGAAAAACAAAACTAATATAATGGGATTGGGGGTATCTAAATTTGGATACCCCTCGCCCGTGGGCTAATGCCCAGAAGGAGAAACTATGTCACTTGATTCATTAACAACAATCGCCAATACCCACGACTTTGATAATACCTACACAGCTGAATTTGAAAACAACGTCTCTGGTATAACTCTTATTACCCCTACCACGGGAAAATCTCTAAAAATAACAGGAATCTTTTACAACCATGAAGGAGCTTCGGCTGCAGGGAATATGACTGCCCTGTTTTTAGGTTCCAACACGGTTGCTAAACTTCACCCTGGTACTGCTCCAGGAAGCCAAAATATTGAACCATTTATTGTCAGGGGGGCAAGAAATCAAGCCCTTACCCTAACCTCAAATCTAGGGAATGGTAAAAGTTACTATTTAGCCATAAACTATAAAGAAGAGTAAAAAAACTATTGACGGGATAGTTTATATCTGATATTATAGGCCTATGGAAAAAATGAAAAATAAAAGAAACGTTGCAATTCTAACAAACTTTAATTCTTACTTGAGGTCTTATTCTCCGTTGATCATTGTTGGTGAGCAAATACACATGTTATTACAGGCGGGGTATAAACCCACCGTAATTGTAACGGAGTCCTTTGTCCCTCCTGAGGACTCCATTTTTAATAAATGTAAATTAGAGTATGTCCCAAATGTGTCAGTATCAAACGAGGCCAAACAGGATATGTCATTTGAAATTGATATTAAGTTTTTGAAACAAGAGCTCAGTAGAATATTGACAGATAATGAAATAGATGTCATAATAACACACGACTTAATCTTTTTACCAGACTATGTTAAACATCGTATAGCCTGTATGGAACTAGTCCCTGATTTTCCTAAACTTAGGTGGTTACACTGGGTCCACTCGGCCACCAACCCAGAAGCTCTTATTAATGAGAGAAAAAACTTTGAAGACAAGTATCGGGAGATGCTTAAACAAAAATTCCCTAACTCTTTCCTTGTTTATCCGAATGCCTATGATGTCCCTAGAGTTGCCTTGAATTTTGGTTATGAAACAGGAGAGATTAAGGTTATTCCTCATTCAACCAACTATATTGAGTTTAATCACCCACATCCAATTGTTGCAAGGCTAATAGAAGAAAAGAAACTTTTAGACGCTGATGTCATTATGGTCTATCCACTAAGAATGGATCGTGGAAAACAGCCTCATATCAACCTAGAGTTGATTAAGGCCTGTAATGAACTGGGGTTAAACTCTCATCTGATTATTGCTAACTTTCATTCAACTGGAGATGACAAGGTTACTTATAAGGAAGAGATCCAAATTAAAGCAGAAAAGTATGGTATAGCAGATAAGGTCACTTTCTTAAACGAGTTTGATATGTCTCTATTCACCGAATCACCGAGAGAAGTGGTCTCTGACTTACTAGAACTATCTAATGTGTTCTGTCTGCCCAGTATGTCAGAGACCTATTCTTTGGTTGTACAAGAAGCAATGCTAAAGGGTAATTTTTGTATATTAAACCATGATTTTGCCCCGATGAGAAGTATTTACGGAGACAAGGCTATCTATAGACCTTTCTCCTCAAACATTGCCTTTGATGGCCTTAATGGAGAGATTAAGACAGAATATAGTGATCCAGAGGGGTTTTATCACGACATAGCATGTTATATAAAATATATGTTAGACAACGACATGGTATTAAAGGCTAAGACATGGGCAAGAAAAGAAAGAAACCCAGGGGCTGTCTTTAGAAATTATCTAGAACCGTTGCTATACGCTGGAGTAGAAGATGACCCCAAAGTTTAGCATAATCTGCCCCGTTTATTCACAAGACGGAGATAACTTTAACCGTAAGGAAACTATTCATCGAACAGTTAGAAGTGTCCTTAATCAGCAGTATCCACACTGGGAGCTTATTTTAGTTGACGATGGCTGTAATGATGAAATGCCTGAGATACTAGATGAAATAGCAAAAAAGGACGAGAGAATTACTGTCCTTCATCAACTATCAATGAATAGGGCTGTAGCCAGAAACATTGGGATGGAACATGCTGTCGGTGAATGGATTTGTTGGCTAGACTCTGACGATGAATATTGTTCACACTATTTGAGAGAATTAGACCGAGCTACTATAGATATGCCAGATTATAAGATATTCAACTTTTCGTCAATTATATATTTTCCTGACCACAGGAGTGAGATCAGGCAGACATTTCGTCCAGAAGTAATTGGGGAGGGTCACGAATGGTTCAGAGCTGGAGGGATTGGCTCTGGTAGTTTTATCTTCAGGAGAGACTTATGGGAAAGCGATAGAAAGTATCGCATTCCAGACGAGGCCTCTCCTTATGCGTTTGCTGCTGAATCACATTTTGATATGAAATTTGAACCAGGTCGAAAAGACATTGAGTTTGAGTCTGCAGATGCTTTTACTGATGGCAAAATGAGGGTTGGGGTATCTCTCGGTAATCCATGGGGAGATGACTTCCTTCAGTTCTATTATTTAACTAGAGATAATATATCAAAACCATTAGATGTGTCGTTGTATATTCAATATCCAAGGAGTAGTGAAAATGACTATAAGTACTTCTAATCCCGTTGACGTTGTGATGACGGTCTGGAACCGTCCACAGATGACAGAGAGGGCTATCAAACACCTGGCTAACGCTACTATGACTCCAGCTAGGATGATAGTGGTCAACGATGGATCTGACAACAAAACGACTACTATGTTAAAAAGGCTAAAACGGGAGGGGTTTATTGATGTTTTAGTTCATAATAAAGAAAACATGGGGTTAGAACCATCGAAGAACATTGGGTTAGAACTAGTTAGAAGCGAATATTTTATATCTACAGATAATGACTGTTTACCAGAATATCCTAGAGGTAGGAGTGACTG